TCGATCGTAACCTTTCGGTCCGCGCCGGTGGCGATTGTGGAAACCACCGCCTCGACGGACAGCAACGCTCCGTTCCCATGGGCGACGTGGACGATCTCCGTGGCGGCCACCACGGTTCCCGTCTGGGTGTGGCGCAAGGGGAAAAGGGTTTGCGTCTTACTGTAGGCGATGTTCGCGCCGGATTCGATCGCGTCGTCGTCCACCGTGGCGTCGGGGAGGTTGACGGAACTCAAAAACGCGACCGAACCAACAAAATGATGGTCGCCTTCGTGTCGAGAGGGACTTGCCATGATCTAGACTCCTAAAAGGACGTTGAAGTTTACATAGGGGTGTTGCTTCGGATAAAGCATGACCGGCTCGGGCATCACGGCCGGTTTGGCTGCGGTGGGATCAATCAGCAAACTACCATCCTCAGCAAGTAATACTGATTCCGTCGCGCGGTTGCCGTCGGCGTCGGTGGCCCACAAGAGTTTTCCCGTGGACGTGCCTGGATTCTCCCAGTAGCGCATACCCTGGTTGAGAATTGCTAGCTCCCAGCTATCCGGGTTGTATTCGATTGTGACCGTCGCCGCCCAATAGTTGACGCCGCCCTCGGTACGCTGCGAAGCATTCATGTCGTTGATGCGGAGATAACCCTTGGGAACACCCTGAACCGCAGCGCTATTGATGCCGTTGGTCCAGTAGGTGACATCGCTCATGCTGAACGAAGCCAGGTTCTTTTGGATCGTGGCAATCGCGTGAACTTTGAAAAATCCTTCGACGGGCTCCAGGGGATCGCCGGCCGTATTCATGAGCTTATTGCCGTTGATGTCTTCGGTGGGAAAATACTGGACCAACTGCCCACCGAACGACCAGACCGCCGGGCGTAATAGTGGATTCGACGGATAAGCACCGCCGCTCCCGCCGCCGCTCGTGTCGAATTGCGGAACGCCGTAGTTTAGGTCAACGTCCCACGCCCAGCCGCCGCCGTCGAGTTGTTCAGCCTCTTCCGCACGAACTTCAATCAGATAGATTCCCGAGTTGCCCGACCACGTTGAACCGATTGCAGGCAGTTGAGACACCGACTCCCAACCATTCAGCCGCTCATCGGAAATGATCCTCCATCGTGTTTTCGCGCCATCTCCGCTCTCGACGCTGCGCCATGTCGAGCGTGGTCCGGTTTCCGTTGCGCTTAATATCGCCATTACTCAATCTCCACGGTTTCGGCCATGCCTTCGCGGATTTGCTCCAGGGTTCGCGCGGTGCGCTTCATTTCCTCAAGCTGTTGCAATCTCGTTTTTTGCGCGGGGTCGGTCGCCGCGCCGCCATGCATGGAACGCATGATGGTTTTGTAGGCTTCCGCGCTTCCAGCGGCCGCCGTTGGAGCGAAGGAATAGGAAGGCAAGGTGTTGGGCTGTTTGAATCGGTCCATCAATTGTTGATTCGCGGCATTCTTCGCGCGAGTGAATGTATCGCCGCTGATCGCGCCGGCGTCGAGCAAACGCTTGAGGTCGTCCACCTGCCATAAGAATTCCTCAAAGGGGTTCATTGTCGATTCAAACGCACGACGCCCCTCCCCGGCAAGCTGCTTCATGGTGGCCTGGTGCTCTTTCTCTTTTTTCTCTAGCTCTTTATTTGTGCGGTCTCGATAGGATGCGTCTTGCAGCATCGCCAGGCCTGTCTGGAATTTCTCCGCGTCCACGCCCGCGCCGCCGCCGATGCCGCCGAATTGCTTGTAGTAGTCGCGTAATTTCGGGTCAACAATGCCCATTCGGTTTAGCTCTTGCTCGGTCTTCATGTTTCGCAAAAACTCATCAAACGAGTTTTTCAGCGAATTCGCTGCCGCTTCCGATTGCGGATCGACGTTGAGCTTTTTAATCTCCGCTTCACTCAGCTTCGCGCTCTTGCCTTTGAGGCGATTCGGCAATTCACGCAAGGGATTGTTTTTGAAGTATTCCTGCTCTAGACGCTTGACGATACTCGCGTCGATTCCACCAAGTCCATTAACAAAATTATCGAAACTACCATCAAGCAAACTGTCAAAGTTCTTCAGCATATCCAAGCCGTCACGAAAACCATTGATCCAGTCGGTCATCATTTGAGATACGCCAGTGGTTATTTCCGGTCCCTTCATTGCGTCCCAAAGATCGACAATGGCGGATTTCGCATCCCGGCACGACTTGGCAAATGGCGTCAACTGTTTTTCCGACACTTCATTGACTGTTCCCCCGGCCTGCTTCATGGCCTCGGTCCACGCCGCGATGTCGTCGGACTTACCAATAAGATGCATGATGGGAGCCAATGCGCGATCCGTGAAGCCGAGTTCTTGCAGTCGGATTGTCTGCGACTTGCTGGATAACGCCTCGAGCGCTTTGTCAAGATCAATGAAGGTCTTCAGCCCGCCGCGAACATTGCCATCGGCGTCGTAGACGGCAACCCCCAAGGCCTTGAATGCCGCTTCGTTTTCAACAGCCTTGGTACGAAGGTCGCGCATCACTCGCCAAAGCATTTCTCCGCCTTCGACGCCGACGGCAAATCCGCCCCTTGCGAACGCCATTAGAAACGCCATGGTTTCTTCGAGTTCCATGTTGGCGTAACGCCCCGCCATGGCTCCGCGATTTTGCAACGCGGCGGCGAACTCTTCCACGGATGCCGTTGATACAATGTTGGCCTTTGTTACCACGTCGGCGATGCGGGCCATTTGCGACATGTGTTGCTCGGCGTTTTGCGACGAGAGACCGAGGGCGTCTTGCGACTTAACGAGGGCGTCGGAAGCGACCGCCATGTCGAACACGCCCGCCTGGGCAAACCTCGCGACGACACCAACGGACTGAATAGCTTGTTCCGCACTGAGCCCAGCGGACGCCAGATAAAACAACGAATCCGCCGCATCCTTCGAGGTGTACTTAGTCTCACGTTGTACGTCGCGAGCCGCCTCGTAGAGTTGCGTTTTGACCTCGCTGGACAAATCGCCCATGATCGCGATGGACGATTGCAGGGAGCTTCGAAAATCCTCCGTGCTGCGAATCAGCGTGTAGAACCCATAGCCGCCAGCCAAGCCGCCGGCTCCACCGATCGACGCCAGAGAACGACCAAACGAGGCCACCATGCCGTTGATCGACTTGATCGACCGAGCATAGGCTGTAGTTTGCGCCGCAGCGCGTTTTAGCCCAGCAACGTAATTCGACGTATTGCAGATTAAATCCGTGCGGAGTCGGCCGACGACGTTAGTTGCCATGGGATTCGGCCTCGCGTTTGCGTTTCTTTTGGGTCATGCGTTCCACGGTCTTATTCCAGTTTGCGGCAAGCGCCGTGGCAATCTCCTTGATCTGTTCGGGCGATTGCCGCCGAGGACCGCGTTTCACGTAAGGCATAAAGTCGCCCGGTCGTGGCGTGTGTCCTTTTTTCGAGTAGGGCGCAAGCGCCGCCGCCGCCACGATTCCCGCGCGAAGGTCGGCGCGATCTTGGTCCCATGGGTCTTCACGATATAACGCCTGCCAGTCGAGATAATCCCGGTGCGTTAAGATGTGCTTCAGTGCTCGCCTAGAGGGAACGCCAAGCAACGCGCAAAGCCGCATCTCGAATAAACGCGCGGGATCGTCTCTTAGTTTTTTTCCGGTTCCTTGGAAATTAGGCCGTTGAACTGCCCGCCCTCCCGCCAGATGCGATCCAAGACATTGAACGCGCCTGGCGAATTGGAAAGGACTTTCATGTCATCATCCGTAAACAAGCGTTTCCCGGCGTCGTCGCAGCACGCCATCACGGCGAATCGCGAACGTGCGTGCTTTGTGTCCGCGCCGAGTGCTTCGACTTCCGCCTCGCTAAGCAGCCGAACCTTGACGCTACCGCCCCACTCGGGAACCGAAACCGTCGTTAAATCAAGCGGCGAGGTAAGCGCCGCCATGATGCCGTCTCGCGTAAGCATAAAACCTCCTTGTTATGCAGCGGCCGCCGGCGCGAGCGTGATCGAACTGACGATCGGCGAGTCTTCGCTGCCGGAAATACTGATTGATGTAACCACCGAATTGGTCAACGATACAGCCGTGCCGTCGTTGAATGCGATCGCAACCGCTCCCGTGTCTCCCACGTCGAGCGTGGTCCCGCCGGCGACCGTGAACGTGACGCCTTCCTCGGGAATGCCCGCTACGAATAGCTTCGTCGTTGCGTCCGCGCCAGTCACCTGGACCTTTGCGCCTTCTTTCGTGTAGTCGATCGAAAGCAAGTCCGTCTGGGAAGAACTGGCAATGGTGATCGTCGTTCCGTTGAAACCGTTGTCCGCCATGGAATTGACCCCATGGCACCGCCCTCGTGCTGGTTGTCCCGCATGTAATTCGCGAGCAGGCCGACCGGGCAATCGGCTTTTCGGTAGCTACCCTAGCTCGCGGTTGTCCAAATACTGTAGTCCTGGGAAACGCGATATTCCGGCTTCGATTCGCCGTCGTCGCTCGGTTCGGTCATGTCCTGGTCGCTCACCATATTGCAGCGGCCTATCTCCGGGTCGCTCGTTCTCGACCATCCCGCCAATGCGCCGGCAACCGCCGTGGCAATGGCGCGGGCTTCGCTTGGCAATAACGCCCAGACATCAACCTGAATCCGAATGTTTTGTGTTCCGCTCGGCCCCGTCGATCCGTTGAGTGGCGTGGTGCTGATTCGCTGGAACGTGATGCACGGCCGCCCTGCCCGCTGGGGAATCCACCCACGATAGATTCGCGCGCCAACACGCGCCACCACGGCCGTGGTGTCCGCAAGTCTGTCCTGGATGGCGTCTTCGAGCGTCATTACTTGTTCGATAATCCGTGAAATTTTGGAGGGTGCTTTGCGATGTAATCGCGCATCCCACTCAAGAGTTTGTTGTTGACGATGGTCAGCGCCTTCGCCGCGTTGGCGTCCGTCGCCCTCCGCATGAATCCAATGCCTTGCGTTCCGTAGTGGTAGATGCTCCCGCGTCGAACGCCGCCATCCGGCAACACCATGGCCTTGCCGTTTTTTGGCGCGAGCACATGCGCTTTCGTGCCGAATTCCACGAGGTGGCCGTAATTGCCGGGGTCGTAGTAAATCGTTCGCTCCCCAGAGGCAATGTGTGTTGCCCATCCTTTTTTTCCGACGCGGCGAAGCTTTCCACTCTTGGTTCTCCGTAGTGCCGTTTTCATGTGGACCGGACCAACCACAACCATTTGGCTGTTTGTGTATTTTCTTTTTGCTGGCTTGATTTTGATGCTTTTTGCCAATAGTCCAGTATCCTTGACCGCAAGGGCGTTTTGCTTGGCTCCGTCGCGAATAGGCACGCCACCAGCGGAAAGCGCATTGCGAACCACAACACGATTGATGTGTTTCGGCAACTGCCCAAACAGCTTGATGAGTTGCTTGTCTCCATGGATCTGGAAGCCGCTATAGAATCCCGCGTTTCCGCCGGACGCTCTCCTTCGCCCTCCAAAAGGATTGTCGCCAAGCCCCATGGTTAGCCCTCCACTTCCACGCAAGACATCTCGATCATTCGCGTTCCATGAACAGTTACGCATTGCGGCGGCGAACTCAGAGAAAGTGTCCGTGTGCCAAGCGTGATGCGGCAATCGGCGGTCACGTCGGTTCTGGTTCGACAGCGAATCAAATAATCCATAGTTCCCTCGGCTCTTGCCGCCCGGTAGGCTTCGCGGCTTCCACGTGGCAACACCTGTGCCCACACCGACGCCACCGTGGCCCACGTCTCCTGTACTTCGCCGTAGACGTTGGACAGCACGGGCCGCTTGATCGTGATGAGTGTATTTAGTTCGCCAATCATCGGATGGACCGAAAGGTATGTTGAGACAACATCTCGCGAGCTTGCCGTGGGAGTGTTGTGTCGTCGTCGCCACGGTGCGTTGAAAGCCACGTCACCAAAACAAGCATCGCGTGCTTTATGGACTCGGGGACCG